CTTATAATCTAATAAGGACTCCAGAACAGACGCCATTCTTTTCTGTTTAGTTTCACGTCTTTCCTCGTAAGGAAGAAACGGATCCGGAACAAAATCGAACATGGCCACAAGTTTATCAATAGGCTGACCGACAGAAATGTCGCCCAGCTCATTAATAACGTGCGTGAGTTGCCCTTCAATTTCTAATTGAATGGCTTTCATACACTGTGGCTCTGGACTAGTTGAGTCTTTCCATGGACTCCCCCCGCCCATCATCATATCGAGTGATCGATCTGATAATAGGTAGGCTTGATCTAAGAGTTTTGTGATAATTATCTTATGATAATTATCTAAATACTCTGCTGATTTATCAGCATCCCAAGGACAGTTTATATCATACCCCACATCTGTGGGCTTGATATGACCGTTCATAGGATTTGAAGCAAGCAACCAAACTAATTGTTTTGCTCTCTTCGATTTGAAAAGAGAATCAATTAGCATGGAGGGGAGCTCGGTTCCAACAAAATCATAACGCTCGATTAAAATTCCCATACATGTATTAAACATGTGTGGTTTCTTAATGTTGCGGATGAATCCGTCAGTTAAAGGAGTTAAACACTTACCATTTAGGTATAGTTGTTTAGCCACCTCAGCTGCAGAATAATCTGCACCTTTAGATGACACAACAGACTTACCTTTATTAATGGTTAGACCTAGTCTAGACATTACATCAAGATAGGCTGTGTATACTTCTTTATCAGTTATGGCATTATCGTCTCCGATAATTCTATACTGTCCCTTTATGGTTTTACCAACCTTAAAAGCACAGTATTCAACTATCAGATGGTGTGCTGAAGCAAATAATGGCCAACTAGCGTAGGCGCCCATGGGCTGCCCACAATTGTAGGTCACTATTTCATCACTCCATGCGAGCTTAAATGATCTCTTCGCAAGAAGAGTCCATAATGGTTCGCATAGTTCGTCATCTTGTAATAATTCTTTAAGCAATGCTTTCTGAATTACAGCAGGAAAACGATCAGTAGCAGCAGTAAGATCGGAACAGGCAACAAAAGACTTTTCTAATGTTTTCTGTTTTACGAAATTACCAACGCTATTGTGTGAGTATGTACCGTCGGAAACAAGTTTACCAAGAAAGTGCATTAAACTGTTATGTAACGGTTTAAGACACCTTTGGCTATAGTAATCAATAATTGCTATAGTTCTTGTTTTTCCGGCCTTCTCAGGAAACTGAGTAAGCTTCGAATGAATTTCCGTTCCGGTTGTTAACCGTTTACGTTTCTTCATTCGATATCGTACCTTCAGAGACTTATCAACTACTTGAATTGCTTCAAGTATTTGATTATCTTCCATAATTGCCGAGATATCTGAGTCACTACTATGAATGGCATGGCCATTAGGGCCACCTTTCAATGTAAAATGACTTTTCATCTTCTTTAGTTTAAGAGGTGGGAACCTCTTAGTCCAAATTGGAATGAAAGCAAGGATATCGTCTACCAGATCCTGCTCAGCTTCACATGGAGCTGTAACAGTACTCACATCTTTCGATATGGGTAATCTGAAGACTTCAACTGTTCGGAAAACACTTAGTGTTAGTACAACAGTTGCATTATTCTCTGATCTTAAATAAGCTTTCGCAAAATTTAAAATCTTTGGATAATTATCCTTTCCAGACTTGGTCCAAGGTATAGGCTCAATATACTGATGTAGAGCATAACGCTCTGCAGCAGTATTAAGTTCTTTAAAGAACTTAACAGTATCTTTCTTACCACGGTGTTTACACCGTTTTAAGTAAATACGAGTCCATTCTTGAGTGATAGGAACTATTTCTATGTTCAAACATTTCGCAATGGCAGCTAAGCCTTTGTGAAATCTTTTATACATAGGTGTCCTTTATAATAAATAAAGAAATCCATTGCTCTTGCTACCAATAAATTGGCAGGTGCCATGATGAGGATACAAAGATCGGTTCGGAGTGATTTCGTCTCCGAGTTCCAATAAGCCCTGACTCTAAG